AGGTCATCATCTAGGATTGCGTGTACACATTCTTGTATAGAAGGATATTCTGCTTCACGTTTTCTTGCGTAGGCTTGAGCATCGTAGGCTTTAACACCTTCATCATATTCAGCCTTAGTTGGTTTAGTTTGTTCTTCATCAAGCCACTTTAAACTTTCAAACGTATCACCCACAGAAAATTGTGCATTTGGTCTAATTAAAAATAAAACATCAACAATTTTATTCATGCTTGTACCTCAGTTAATTTAATAACAAATGGTGTTTTACCAGACGAACTATGGATTCTAGTGGCAGGTGACCCAGAACTGGCATAAACTTTTTGCCCTAAATAATAAGTATTTGAACCCGCACTAGGAGATTTATGCACATACAGTAAGTGAGCAACAGCCATTTGTTGCCATGTTGTGTTAGTAGCACTCCCTATATGAATATAAAAACCATCACCAGATGTTTCATATATTGTTGATGTTCCTGATCCGTCATCCGCAGTTGAGTGAAAAATCCCATATCCACTACCTACTAAATCTGTGCTAGATCTAGACATAAAAAACATGAAGTTCATTTCAACCACAACCCAATTTCCACTTGTAACACCAGTAATTGTTTTTTTCCAATCATAAATATTAGAACCTCTTTCAACTAAAACTAAAGAATTACTACTTGTAGTATCAGAGTCTGCGGCTGTTGTAATTGAATCTGCTACTGTTTGAATAACGTGACCAGCAGGGAAAGTAACATCACTCCCAATAGTTACCCCACTTCCTACTGTGCCAGTCATTCCAGTTAAACTAGCATTTGGGGTTTGCGTAAGTGTACTGGCCTCAAGACTCCCTCCTGTACCCTCAATGGTGCGTGTACTTCCATCAGTAGTCAGGGTTATGGCATTCCCATCATCTGATATTTTTGAGAGTATAAGGTTGTCTGTTATGTTTAAATCCCCATCAATAACTACCTCATCTGATAATCTCATGGTGTGTTTATCAATATTACCTGAGACATTTACACTTGTAGGCTGGTCAGTAAAGCTGATGTCATCTAGCGTTACTGCACCTGTAGCTATATCTGCACTTGATAGTACTCTTGATTTTGGTGGTGTTCCTAAGTAGGCCATTACGTAATCTCCAAAATGCTCATACATACATCAACACTTGATGCTGCTGATGATTTAACTTTAATAAGATCTGAAGGTTCCATAACCAACTTTTGATCTCCACCAACCAGTACCACTGTTGATCCTGACGGAACTGGTATACCTGTACCAAGTGATATATCATTCGTTGTATTAGCCATTGTAGCTGAAAGTGCTACATCAACATCAACTGAACTCCCAGTTACATTAGAGACAGACAGACCTATTACTGTTGTTTCTGTAGAAGAGGGGACAGCATAAGATCCAACCTGAGTTAAGGCAGTGCCTATCCCCTTAGATGTTTTCTTTTTAAATGCATTTGCCATAATTTATCCTTTAATATCAGCCGAGTGCAATCGCCATTGCAACCGATGCGTTATTAGCTTCAGTCTGGACTTCAGTTTGTGATAACCCAAAACCTTCCCATGCTGAACCATTATAAAATTTCATTTTGTTTGCTGTACTATCATATGCCAAATCACCCTCTGCTACTGCATTTCCACCACCATCTGTTGTAGGTGCTGAAGGAGAGAAGTCATCTATTTGATAACGATCTGCAAAGGTATTAACATCAGTTATATTAGTAGCTACTGTATCTAAATCTGCTATTACATCTGTAGTAGCTAGTAACGCCATATCTGCTACACAATCAGTAGTTCCCAATAATGCCATATCAGCGACACAATCGGCAGTACCAAGTAATGCCATATCAGCAACACAATCAGCAGTACCAAGAAATGCCATATCTTCTGTTACCTGAGAATTACCTAAGGCACTCATTTGGGTTAACTTAGAGGGAGTAGCTAATGAATTCATATCAGATACTACATCAGCAGTTCCAAGTAATGCCATATCTGCTACACAGTCAGCAGTCCCTAGCCTAGCCAAATGACCAGTACCTGCAGTTGCCATATCACTTGTGCCTAATAAACCTATTTCTGTAGCCTTCCCTGCTACTGTTCCTATATCAGTTGCATCCCCTGCCACTGCAGTTACATCACTGCTAATACCTGCAACTGTAGTTACATTTGCATTTATACCTGCAACTGTATTAATGTTAGTTGCATTGGCTGATACCGCATCTATATTTGTCTGATCTGAAGTTGTAGGTGTAATTCGTGCCCAAGCTGATCCGTTCCAGACCTTCATTACTGATAAAGTTGTATCATAATATAAAGCACCTGTTACTAAGGCATCTCCATCATGATCCTTTCCAATATTATCTGCCCCTACTTCTCTCTCTGCAGTAGTATGTGCCCCTAAAAATCTATCATCAAAAGTATCATAAGTTGTTGAGGCTTTGGCAGACCAGTGAAGTGCAGAGTAATTTGTTCCATCTACTGTGCTATCCTCGGCTTTGGTCGCCCACTCTTTTGCAGCTCCTTTTGAAGCCGTATCTGTTACTCCTGTACCACCAACAGCCCATGCCTTAGCAGAATGATCGGATGTTGCTCCACTTACTCCCCCGTCTACCTTTTGTGCATAATCCTTTGCACTACCACCAGTAGATGCTTGAGTTCCTTGAGCATATTCTTTTGCTGAGAAGCTGGTTCCATCAACATTACCTGAAGTTTCTATCGCCCACTCTTTAGCGGCTCCCTTACTTGCAGTGTCTGTTACCCCTGTACCACCTATTGCCCAAGCTTTAGCTGAGTGATCTGAAGTAGCACCTGACACACCGCCATCTGTTTTTTGCGCATAGTCTTTAGCAGATCCACCCGTGCTGGCTTGTGTACCTTGAGCATATTCTTTAGCTGAAAAGGAAGTACCATCTACTGTTCCAGTTGTTTCAAGTGCCCATTCCTTTGCTGCACCTTTACCTGCAGTATCTGTTACTCCTGTTCCTCCAACTGCATAAGCCTTGGAAGAATATTCACTGCTATCTGCACCAGTAACCTGATCAACTACTGATCCATCTGTTTTCTTAGCCCAATAAGTTGCAGTAGCACGTTCTTTTGCTATATCAGCAGAGTTATCAATAATATTTAATGCTGATGAGCTGGCTAAGCTGGAGCTTCCTGCTCCTATATAAATTGGACTTTTAGACATTTAGACCCTTTCTACTACTGATATAAAGACATCACATGTCTTAGAGGATGTTATTTGTAACGAATCACCTGTCATGACAGCAGGACTAGCATTGTTACCTGCATGCTGTAATACAAGTTTGCCCGGAATTAAATCTACACTAGTATCTGCTGGCAGTGGGATTGTGTCCATAATCTTAACTGTTGATGCATCATAATAATTAGTATGCTGAACTGTAACCTCTCCTGCCTCAGTTGAAGTGCTTGCAACAAGAAAGCCAATTATGACAGACTCTGCTGCACCGGGAGTTGTTTCTCCGTCATCTGGTGCAGTATAAACTGTGGTTGCTGTTGCAGCAGGAACACTTTTCACATAACGCTTGTACCTTTCTGCCATATTAATCTCCTAATATCATTTGATTCTTTCTGGCAACTCTTGCAACCATTTGCTCCAAGGGTACTGTGCTACCCTGATCGACAATGCTAGGAGTGTCCAGTGTTAATCTGTTTGAAGAAAATACAAGTTTGCCATCAGATATAGTTGCAATTGTATTTCCACTGTTATCACTAATTGTTCCAGTAAACTTTACATTATTAAGTACCTTATTATTTAAGGTAGCTGTACTATCTGCTGAAGGAACAAGATGCCCTGAACCACCAAGCCCATCGTGAACTCTAAGATCCCAAGGCTGACCAGAAGAATCTGACTTCTGTACTGTAATCTCACCTTCAGATCCAGCAAAGCTTGAATGTTCTGAGGCTGTACCTCTTCTAAATTTAACTGCTACACCCATTATCTTCTCACTATAAATCTGTTAAGGTTTACTCCACCTGTGATTGATGCAGGATGGATAGGTTCTGTTCTATGTGCGTCAATAGTAATAGCTAACTTTTTATTCTTAAAGTATTCACTTTTCTCAACATTACGCAAATCGTGTTCTTTAAGGTATGCACGTTCAAGTGCACCAAATGTTAATGCATCAACCCACACATAGTCTATATCGCAAGTTGTTACATAATCACTTTCTATAATTACAAACTCTACTCCAGCACCACTAATAATTTGTGATGTTGAATCAAATACAAAAGACCTGCCTAAGCTATCAACCAACTCATCTGTACTAGTCCACCCATTTAATGAATTTGCAATTGTTCTTGTTTCCCAAAATTCCTCGTCTGTTTCAGAATTGTCTGTGTAACTATATGGCACTTCATCACTCATACGTTTTGGTCTTTGCGTCCCAGTTAGTTTTATTAATGCCTGATCTGTTGGAATAGGCCACACCCTTATTGTACTTGATGACTTTTGATCTATTACTAAAGCTTGAGGAGTTCCTGTAGATGTAGTCCAGTCCTCAATTTTACTCCATATTGGATTGCCAAAAATTTCTGTTACAGAGTATTCTCCATCTTTAACAACTGTAGGTAGCCTTCCCTGTGAAGCTAGACTTTTCATTTCTGAAGTTGTGACTATTGGCAATTCCCTGCCATCAATAGAGCCACCACTTATGTCCATTAAATTAGTGGGAAGACTGAGAAGATATGTTGATGAATTAATTGTAAGGCTAACATCTGCAGTAGGCAAACGTATTGTTCTTACTAAATCCAATAATGAATCATTAATATAATTATTCAACTCAGTCTTAGTCCACCGAGTATAGCTTGTATCTTGAAGTATAGTTACAACCCTAGATCTAATGTCAGCTAACTCAATCATGCAACTTCAACTCTTTCTACTTTTTCGTTTACCTTATCTTTATCAATTGGAGAAGAGTCTGGAACTTTAAGTACCTGTACATTATAACGATTAACCTCATACCCAACTAATGGTGCACCTTCCTGTGCTTGGTGATACTTAGTTTCAACAGCATCCATAAGTACATTGAAGTGCCCCGGTGGTATGGCTCTACGAGAATTCCTTGGGAATCTCAAGACCCAATCATTCCATGAAACTGTAACTGGCCCCATTTGAGATGGATCATCGCCATATCCAATTACTACAACTCCCCAACCTTCGGGTGTTTTAAGATCTTTGCCAACTTCCAAAGCCATATCTTCTTGGAAAGTTTTATGCACAGATATATTCTTCTTTCGACCTGAGTCATACATTGGATTATTTAATGTATGCCCATATTCCCCTGTTGGAAGTAATCCTCCTGCTATTTCACCACTCATGATATTGTCCTTGTTTTAATGAAAAATAAAATCTTGCCAGATCTTGGAAGCTCATCTCCCCTCATTCTGACAGTTAACCGAATCGTTTTATTTGATCCGTCTGGAGGAAGAAATAAAGATTCTGGACGTTGCTGAAACGAATGTGGTTTCTGCGGTAACTTTGTCCATTTAAGATATAATTCATTTTCTTCCTTTACTCTACTTACCCTTCCTACACATATCTCTGCTGATATTCCCTTAAATGGTTCAGTTAAAACAACTGATATTCTTTCAGGCAATGCCTTAGGATATAAGTAATGATCAAAGTAAGCATTCGTTATTAGGGTATCATTCCCACCACAGAACTTATGATAGTCAATTTCTAATATTTCAGTTTCCCTAATCTGTTCAGAAACAGGGGCAGGAGGTTCCCACCCCTGAAATCTTTGTGTCATTTACATCTATTAACTTATGGTAGATGCACCACACTCGATACGATAGATCCAGTCTTCATTGAGGATCTGGCAAGCATACCAGCTCTTCCAACCAACTGAACCAGACTGACCCAAAGGATCAGTAACTGCAGGCTGTGGCATCACAACCTTAGGAATAACAGCATCATATCCAGAAAGTGATACACATCCTAGACAATCTGCTGAGAAGATAACAACAGGATATACCTGTACATTGTTACCATTTGGAACTGTAACAAGCTTGAGGGAAGCAATAGCTGCTCCAAGTTCTTCTGCCTCAATTGCTCCAGCTTCACCATAGTTACTGGAATCAGCAATAGTACCAGCCGTAGAACCAAATGATTGGCCTGTATGACCGGGAGTGTATGCTGAGTTTTGAGTCCTTGAGATTTGTGTATCCTTAATCTCAGTACCATCTGGTTGTCTACCAAACGGAGCTGCCTGAGTTGTCAGGACAAATCTAATAACACCAACACTTCCAAGTTCCCCCGGTAGCATTTGCTGACCATTGTTACTGTACTTAACATAAGGAATAAAACCCGGAAGTTTTTCAATATCCTTACGTAAATCAGTATGACCTACGGCAACATATGCCTCAGGTACTGGCTCAGTATTATACTTGGGAGATGGAGTCATCTGCTTCGCAATCTTGCGAGCTTCGTTATACTCCAGTGTTCGGACTGCTGTATCGATAAGATTAGTAGTAGAACCAGTTGTATCACCAGTCGTTCCACCAATCTCTGCATCTACTGTATTACGTGAAGTACCACCAGCATAAGCTGCTTGAGTACCAGAACGTGCATGTAAGAAAGTAATGAAATCCATAAGCTCAGCCGCTTGAATTGACTGACGCTCAGTGATTTGTTGAATGATAGGATCAGTTGCTGCGGCAACTAATACATCAGTGGTAGCAACATACGATCCATACTGGTGTAGTTTTACCTTGATGATAGTTTGTAGCAACGTGTCAGCCGGAGGCTTTACTCCCTCAGCCAACGGAACCATTGGCAGAGCGAATTTTTCAAATCGCTTCCATCTTACCTCAAGTCCCTCTTTCTGTGCTTTCGTTTCCTTCTGAGCGAATCGAGCCATTATCATCGACCTCTTCGCTATTGCCAGAAACTTTTTTTGAATTTTAAACGCCTCCGTTTCGTCAAGGGAGCCGTATTTCATAGTTCCCGCAATGGATGCTACACCCGTAGCACCTCTGTTTGCATTGGAACCACCTGATGTCCAGTTTGTAGCCATTATCTTACTCTATTAAAATGTTTTAAAATTAAGCTAATGTAGAGCAAGAACAAACTCTAACTCAGTATCCTTCTTCAGGTAATGAGTTAAACAGAGCTTCACCTGTAAGCCCTTGAGTAGGATCTGTAGTTGTGGCCTGAGGTTGTGATGACCCTAGTAATTGAGAAGCTTGTTGTCTTCTCACATCTTGTTTGTTGCTACCAGTATAGGGTTGATCACCCTGCATACTTAAGAACAACTGTATCACTTGAGCCTTTGCCTCATTATCACCTTGAGTCATACCCAGCCTACGCATTGAATCTTCATTCACCCAGTCTATAAAGGTTCTGTCATTTTCAATTGCAGGCCAGACACCGAATCCAAGTAAGCCATCAAAATACGATTGTTGCGATATAGCATCATACTTTTGATTCAATGTGCTAATCGGTTCCTCGTATTTATTTTCTACATACCTGTTAATCCTGTCCTCTACATCATTTATTTGTTGTTGTTTAAACTGATTCAATTGCCTATTAACAAGTCGCTCTGCTAACTTCTCAGAAGTTCTCATGACTTCAGGGAAATCTTCCATAACCCTTTGGTCATCTTCAGATAAAAAGTTTTCATCAGAATAGGGATCAGGTTTTTGAGTTTGCAAATTGATTTCTGATTCACGCTCAAGTACAGCAAGCCTAGCTCGCAAGTCCTGATTTTCCGCATCTTTTTCTTTTTGAGCACTGAAGGCACGATCTGCATGTGGCCTTAAGTCCTCATAACTTTTTGTAACTGAGTCAAGCTTTTGCTTTAATTCAGCAATCTCATCTTCTCTACTTGCCCCGTCTTGGTCACTTTGCAGTTGCTGCATTTCTCCTTCCATAGGAGGTGCTTCTTCTTGCATATGTCACTCTTCGTTATGGGTTAATACATTTCGGACAAATGTTTCAAGGTCAAGAATATTCTTGATTTCTTTTATTTCTCCGATTAGTACGTTAAAGGAGGCTACTTCCTTTCCGTCATAGAGGGGCTTCTCAGAGAGTCTGTCCTCTTTCCGTCTAAGTCTGTCCTCAAAAAATTCAGAGAGCTGGTTCCATCGGGGATCTTCCCTCAGGCTGAGCAGGTGCTCCAGCTTCTCCCTGTCTATCTGCACCTTGATTCTGTTGTTCTTGAACATCTTCACCACGAAGTTCTGTTTCTCGTTGTTGTTGTGCTTGTTGTTCTTGCTGTTGACGTTGCTGTTGAGCTTCCATCTGTTGCCGTTGCATTTCTTCTAACAACAATAACGAGGTTTGTTGTAATAAATCAGGTAGGTTTTCACTTAAAGTTAAGTCCCCCTCCTTAATCTTTGCGAGCCTTTCCTGTATGATTCCTTTTCTTATATCAGCACCAACTGCTTTCTTTTCATCTACAAGTGCCTTACCTTCATAATTCTGGTTTTCCATTTGCATTTGCATCTGAGCCTGCTGGATTGCCTGTTGTTGTTCCTGCTCAGCATCCTGTGCTGCTTCTTCCTCAGACTTAATTAATCCATCTATTTCTAATCCCAACCCAGCTTTTAATGGAACTGCAAGCTTCTCAAAGTTAAATCTATTTCTCATCTCTGGAACTTGACCAACAACCTGTATCAACTGAAGCACCTGTTGTATGGTAACTTCCTTTGCCATGAATGTATCAAAGCTTTTAGCCTGACAAAGAAAATCTCCCTTAATTGATAAGTCATCTGAATCTGCCATTAACCAGTAATATATGGCAGATACGTTAGAAGTAACTAATGCATTAAGTGATCTGACTACACCAGTAGTTAATTTATTTTGATTCTCATTGAGAATCTGCATTCCTGTGGCAGTCTTAGTCTGATATTGTGCACCAGATCCCATCCCTATAGGAGTCTGACCAGAAGATAAATCAGTATTTCTTTCTACTATTCTAAGTAAATCTACAAGACCGCTTGTTACATCTGGTATTAATACTGGTCTAAAAGCATCGTTAACACTCTCCCCAGTCTTCATTCTAAATATTTTACCGGGGAAGACATCATAGAAATCATCTTGTGTGCTATCAAATGCATTAGGATTAATAGCAAACATCGGCTGAGATGACATTGTTTTACCTTCGACAATCATTCCATAGATAAAGTTAACCATAGATTGATCATCACGGATAGCTTCATATATACCGCTACCCCAAATACTATCTTCCTGTTCTTGCCAATAACAAAAATCGTAGGGTATTCTTCCATCAAAAGGATTAGGGATAGCTCTCAATACTTGAGATCCAAGCACTGTTACAACTACAGGTAAATTAATTGGACTATCGCCTTCTTTTTGTTCTGGCAGATCCATATGATTACTAAGTTCCTGCCTACCCAATCCTCTATGCCAAAGCTCTAGCACACAGAAATTCTTATTCTTATCGTAACTTGTACTCCATCTTTTAGGTGACGAACCTCCTATATCAGATACTGTTTGACCTTCTCCTGTCTCAATACACCTTTCAATAAGATTTGCATCTAATGCTCCACTGGACGTTTCAGCCATAGCTCTTAATTCTTGAGCAGACATATAACGCCTCTGAATTACCCAGTCTAAATCAGATTTCCCTGTGGAGCCGGAGGAAGGGAATACATCCCAAACGGAGATCCACTCGACATGAGGATACATTTCAGATTCAACTGCCTCCTCAATCATCTCCATTAAAGGATCTGCGTAAGCTGTCTGGTATAACGGGAAGTCAATCTTCTTTAAGACTATTGACTTGGTAACACCCGTGCCATACAGTGTCTGCTCATTTATCACCTTGGATAAGACATCTTCATAGTTTGTCATATCCATAATGTCTCTGATCTTTAACTCACAGTTCTTAGCTCGCAGAGTTGCTTCATCATATGGTGAATCACTTTGTAATACTTCTGGAACCATGAACTTAGGCCTACGTGCAGGAGTAATCTTAAAAGGTATTTTACCCTGCTGAAACGTAGCACTCATCAATTTTGTCCGTGCTTCGTGAACCTTCCTCTTGGTAAGGTTTACATATATGCCACGTTCCTTAGCAATCTCTACTGCCTTAGATACTACATCTGGGAACTCACCACGCATAGCATGCCATGCTGATTCCCATATCTCTTCTTTGGTTGTACGCTCAGTATCGGAAGAAGCTTCTGTGTAAAGCTGTTGTACCAATAAACCTAACGTATCTGGAAGTAACCCCTCCGGCTGGTCTTCACTATCAGACGTAATATAGTGATTACTTTCCTTTCCATACTCTGCCATTATTTCTTTTTCTTTTTCTTCTTAGGCTTTGGCATTCCGTAATGTTGACCCGGCATGTTTATCTCCTTTTAGTTTTATACTTGGATTGGCTCGTATTTAGGGGGTGTTAGAGTATTGACTATAGTTGTTCTTTACAATACAGAGAGATCTGAGCATCTTTTTTTCTAACATTTGATCATTATCAGCCTATTTTAGGAATTAATGTCCGTCAATATAAATATTACTTTACATATCCATTTGGGCAATAAAATCCTCATAGCTCATACTTCCTTTTGCAGAGTTACATTGACGGCATGCAACAACCAAGTTAGAAGCATCCAGTATCTCATCCCTTGTAGAAAGCACCTTTACAGGGATCTTATGATCTAATACAAAATCATCTGGCGAAAGCCTAGCCTTGCAGTAATGGCATGGAGCTGTATTATCAGAAAGCCTCGCCTCCATCCATTTTTCGATATAAGTAGCTCTGTTGTATCCACCCTTAACTCTTCTTATATGTCCAGATTCTACTTTTTTCTGCCACTGCTTTTTATTCTTGCACTTCTTACTACAGTACCTTTGCCTTGTATACTGATAGTTATTCGGCATGTACTTAGCACCGCACATCTCGCAGACTTTATTACCCCTGTTTGTAGTCATCTAAGCCCTTACATAATATTCTCTTCTCTGGGTCTTAGTCTGTATCGGGAATTCCGGCCCCGGAACATGTGGGTGCATATAGCACATATACGCAGCAATTGCTAATGACATTACCCTATCATCGTGGCAACCATGCTGTGCGGCTTCCTTGCCATTGTTATGTATAACAAATGTCTGTAGTTCGTCTATTGTGGGTTTAGAATATATTTCTATCTGCTCCTCACGTATAAGTCTCCTTAGTAAATCCAGTATTAGCTTCCTAGTTTTTATATTAGTATTAAACCCAAGTCTTTTCTTCTGCCTCTGGCCTCGCTCATCCAGAGCCTTCTCCACGTATATATTATCGTATTGATGAATAGACGAAAGGAACTTCAATGTTAATAACCCATGATTATTATTTTCAACTGCAACTAATGCATGATTGTACCATATACCAATAGTTGTTATTATCCATGCAAGTAGATCTGGATCTATACGTGCACACCATGTGCCACATTCCTCATAAGTCTCTGCATCAAGTACAGTTATTACAGAATAATCAGGATTACCAACCTCAGTCATTATACCTTCAGCAACATCTACTCCAATCCTATAATGTCTACCATCTTGTGGTGGATTAAACACAGTAAACTCTCCATCAATCCTGTGATCCATAAAGTACTTCATCTTCTCTTCACCACCTATATTCTGGAATCCATTTACTGGAACTTCAAAACGCTTGGGTGGAAAATCCCTTTCCCTTTCCTCTGCAGTAAACCACATCTTACTTAAGTTTACTGAATCAAATGCACTCCTGCCTGATGCCACAAAAGCTTCCCTCGCAGTAGTAGGATACTCCTGATGGAATACATTCAAGTCACCCTGACATTCTGGAGATATAATCTTATTCCTTCTCCACTTCAAATGTTCAAGTGTTACCTTAAATTCAAAAACCCCATCATCTGTTTCATATGAAGTTTCTACTCCATAAAGATTCTTCTCCTCATCTCCACCATAAGCTGGATTCTTTCCAAGTGATTTTAAAAATGAATCATCCTTAAGTTCTTCCTCACTAAGCTCAGTCTTATACTCATCAAATACAAACCAAGGAAAGAACACAGTCTTAAGTCCACTCTCATCTTTATCTGCTCGCCACCATTCTTTTTCAAAATAATTACCTACACCCTTGGCTGTACTCTCCATCCAGATTTCTGTTCCATATCCTTGCACAACACAGTTCATCATACCAGTTGCATACTCACGGGCACGACTACCCCAACGAGCTACCTCAGAGCAGTGCAGCATATCAATACCTGCCCCTACTACTTCCGACCCTTCCACAGTAGACATCCCGTACCTAGAGTTTAACCCCTTGCCATCACTGGAACCCCACGTAAGTTCCTGCTTACCTGAATAGTGAGACAGAGGTTTAATGAATGTTGGATAGTTCTGTTCCATAACCTTGGTCATGGCAAACATTTCTGCAGTTGTATTCTTGGAGTGTGTGCAGATATGCACTAACTGGTTAAATTGGGTGGCTGCACGTTTAAACATACGTGCCTGAACATATGTCGATATACCAAATCGCCTTGCTTTCAAGACAATTATCCTGACATGGTTCTTTTCCTTTAGTTGTTTCTGAGCAATCCCATGCAAGATCTTCTGCACAGGATTCATAACGAAGGGAATGAGCTTCTTAGTTCCTAGCTCTTGTATTTTTAAACAGAATTGAAAATAAGTATCGTGATCCTGAAGCCGATCCATCAGCTCCTGCATCGCCTCCTTATCATCCCGTGCTGGTGTCTGCTGTACCATCCAATATATTTTTTCTTAAATATCTTGCAATGAGTACCGCATCAGCAATCCCGTGATCTTTAACCCGTGTAAGTGTGAGTTCTGGATATAGCTGTGAAACCTTTTGTATAGATGCACCTTTTTCTTTTCCCATATCAGGCATCATAGCTTTTTTCCAAGATTGAGGTTGTATTAAGTGATAAGGTATTCCATTACCTACGCATAGTCCACGAAGAAACCCATATGAAGCCATGTATCTTCCGCTTGAAACTATACCTTGATTTGGCATTGTCTGGCTTTTTTCCAACCCGACTGTGATATCTTTACCATGCCACATCTTAAATATAGAACCAAGCTTAGCTTCATCAAGCTCTCGCTTCTTGCCTACTTTTATAATAGGCATATCCATAACAAAGTCTATCTTTAAATCTGGATCTAAAACAGCTATTGCTCCTGAAAATCCGGGGTCAATACCCAGTATATACATCCGGCTCCTTATAATCTTCTAGTGCTTCATGTTCCTCCTGCTCAGAAACCTGCCATGATGGTAAGATTTCTTCCTGTATTAGTGAGGGCTGAGCACCATATTTAGTTATCTTGCCACCTTTTTCTAGGTATTCCTCAACTTTAGATCTTAGCTCTACTCTTTCTTTCGTATTAGATGGCGTAAAAGAAGCTGTGTCAACTAAGGCCATAGGAATATTTACTTTGAATGATGCCTTTAACTGACCATTCTTACGCCACTTATTACCTGATCCTTCTGTCCCAAAGATAGTTTTTGTCTGCCTATTCCAAACAGTTGCATCAATACCTAACTCCCTGTGACGTAATCTTTTTTTCTTTCTTGTATCTGCCGTAGCTATACCCCAACATGTCTTCTTGCAATATATATGTCGTTCTGATTTAGGCTGGAATGTATCCCCACACTGTACACACACCCTTGTAGGCAACAGTGACCTTAAGCTTATACGTTTTTCCCTCCTTTTCATTTCAAAAAAAGTGGCACAAGACATTGAACAAAATTTTGTCCTCCTCCTAGGAAGATCCTTACCGCATACTGTACACCCCTTTCTTTTCATAACTAAGCCCTTCCTACAGTTGGCATGTCTGATAAGGCATCACTTTCAAGCATATATATCATAGTCCCCACTGTATCTGCTATCTCCAACCAAAATGTTTCTGGGGAGGTGTCAGACTTGTGGGCTTCCATCATAAGTTCCTGAAAAGAGATACCTGATTTCCAAGAAGCTGCGGCACAAGCAAGCATGATAGCCAACATTCTTCTTGACTCTTTAATAGAATCTTTTTCAAGCTTCTGCTCTTTCTGCGTTTTCTTCCTTCTTGACTCTAGTTTTTTTGATGCTTTTGGTCGGATTACTTTCGGCATGATTAATTACCTTTATGGGTTGATTGGTTGACTCGGCAATAATTTCCCCCTCTATGACATTACTGCCCATTTGTGTATTTAACTCTTTAAGGGCATCTTCCACCCTATATACGTTCTCGTTCTTCTGTTCGATATACTTATACTCGTTAGGCATTGCTAGTGCTATCCTCTCACTACGGATGATCTTCATCACAGTGTCGGCTTTAGCCGACCAGATTCCTAACTCGCTCGCATCTTTTGAATTGAGTACTTTTTCTTTTAAGTTATTAAGTTCATCTAAGTGCTGATGGGAAATATTTGCCCGGTCATCAGCATACTTCTGGATCATCCGTGTATGCATATGCGTCAATGCTTCCTCTCGCTTAGAAGCATATTGCCAGTTTCCTGCATTAACGTACTTAGTCAGAGTGCTCTGCCAGAAGCCATACTTCTCACATATCTGTGACCTAGTAAGTATGCCAGCTTCAAAGTCTACCCTGACTGCCGCTTTCATTACTTCCCTGTGATGCTTGGCTTCATGCTTAGATCCAGTTGTTACTTTGGTGGCATTACTGTTACCACGTTTCTTTACAGGCTTTCTCATTATATTCTCGATACAAATCTTGCAATAGGTTGTATAAAAGGAAGTAAGGTAATTGCCATAAACATATTCACACTGGTATGCACTATTGCTATCTGCCTTGTTATACCTGTGGGCATACCATCTGACACCATTAATCCTGCGAGCCAT